TAGTTGGACGGATTATAACATAGGGCAGATTATATGTTCTGCCCCAACTTGTTACAAGATGGTCAGCGGCGGCTTTGGTTGCACTATATGGATTACTAGGTTTTAACAAGTCTGTTTCTGTGTGACTGCCCAGTTCTATATCGCCGTAGACTTCGTCTGTGCTAAAGTGTAAAAATACAGGTTTCTTGTATTTCTTTTTGTTTATCAACTTGAGCAAATTATGTACTGCGTTGATGTTACTGTGAACAAATAAATCGCTGTCTTCTATGCTGTTATCAACATGAGTTTCAGCCGCAGTGTTAATAATGTAGTCACAGTCATACAGTCTTGTCAACTCATTGATATCACTTTTAATAAAATGAAATTGATCACCATACCTCATTGACCAACTATCAATCCATGTAGGGTTACTAGCATAAGTGCATTTGTCTACCCCGATAACATACCACCCTTGTTTTAAACAAGTTTCTGTGACGTGGCTTCCAATGAATCCCAAACATCCTGTAACATAAACAATTTTTTTAGACATAGTTTTTTAATCCTTCATCCAGCCCTTGTAGTTCTAATCCTAATAGGGCTAGCTTTTCTCCGTCTCCGGTATAATATCCCCAAGTTTTATTGGTAATTTCGTATGAAATTGTTGCATTCTGCCACTGGGATAGCATTGTTAAATAATTACTGAGTAAGTGTTTTTCTAAATAAACACAATTAATATCTTGATACACAAGGGTTTCTTCTTTACAATAATATTCTACAATTTTTGCAAAGTCACTAAGACTAATGTAGTCAAAAAATTTATTTTCAATGCTATTAATTTTTCCTGCTAAAAATTTTTTAAACAGTCTAATGTCGGGCTCGCTGCTGTCAAAGCATCCAAACAATCTCAGTGTATAAAAATTTTCTCTATTAAGCACTGCACGTGATATAATGTTTTTAGCAAATCCATAACTTTCCATCGGAGTGCAGTTGAGTATAGATTCTTCTTTGGCTTTATGAATGCTGGTCCGTCTATCGTATTCGGCACCACTGCCTATGTTAATATAACGTGGGCAATGTTTGTTATTATAAAAATTAAAAAATATTCCTAAGTCTGTTTGTACATCAGTGTAGTTAATGTCGTTTACTCGGGCGCCCCCACCACTGGTAACTGCATTAATAATCACATCAGGTCGAACGGAGTTAATCCAATTATCTACTGCAATATAATTACTAAGATTAATTGTATCTCTTGTCACTGGTATCACAGTGTGTGAGCTATTAGAAAAATACCGAACTAGATAAGACCCGATAAACCCACGAGCACCCAATATTGCAATTTTCATTTTAATTCAGTTAATAATGGAACACCTAATGCTTCGTTAACTTGTCGCATACATTCTAATTTAGTAGGACTGTGTCGACTACTATGCCAATGAATAGCATGTGCATCTTCATATTTGCACTGGTTCCAGTCATCTTGTTGTTCGACAGTTGCCCAAATTGGAATCCACTGCGCTTGATAAAACAAGTCTGGACGATGAGCATCTTTCCACTCTAATCCCTGGCTCCAGAACATTGTGTTATGAATAATCTGTTGGTTGTTATAGCTGCTCATTCCGTCGCTGTTATCCCAAGCGCCTCGCATTTCTCGTTCCAATTCCCATAGTGTTGGATCCATGTTATGCGGGTAGTACTGCAAATCGTTGTTAAACAAGTTGGCAAAACTCTTATTATATTGATTGGGTTCATTCCATTGTTTGGGATCGGTCCAGTTGAACAATCTAAACTCATTGAATTCATCGAACAACTTTGTAGGTTTGACAAACTGCACATCTGGGCCTACCCATAGAATGTTACAAGGTTCGCGATGCCATAGTTCATAGACCCTGTCATTGTTTAGTGGCATAGCATCATTGATGCTTTCGATTTCTTCGTCGAACAATATGTATTCCCAATCTCCTTCTAAGAAGTGACGGGCACTGCTTAAACTATGCAAGCACATTTGACGATAAGTATCGTAAATATTGCCTTCATCTTTAGTATCTTTCCAAACCCATTTGGTGCTTTTGATTTTGCGGTGAGCACACACCACATAATTTTTTACAGTATTCATTGATTTAAATGTTATAGTTGTATATATTCGTAGTTAACACTTTCTTCGTTAACTCTGAATACGTTGGCGCCATTTTTTAAATGAAAGCGCCGGGCCATATCTGTTGTCGGACTCAGTGTTACAAATCTTTTAATAGTTGGCATTGCTTTTTGTAATTCTTTAAGCCCTTCTCTAATTAATTTTTGACCAGCACCTGGATGATAACTCCATATGGTGTAAAATACAGCAGTGTCAGGTGTCTCGCTGTTGTCCGACAACAGTTCTTGTTCGTCTTTGGGAATTATACTGCATAGTCTAGCACACACAACTGCATGAACTGTGTTATCTTCTGTTAATGCTAGTACTTGGCGGTTTGCACCGAATCTTAATTCGTGTGGTATATGGGGGCGCACTGGATCATCTTTTAAATAAGATGCCAAAGGATCCGATAAATCTTTAATGGTGTAAATCATAACGACAGCTTTCATTGACAACCGTATTTATTTTATTTGAACTTTGGACCCAATGTCCAAACCACCAAAGATTTTCTTACACCACGAGTAATAGGCGTTACTCGATGCAACATGTATGAAGGAAAAAATATAGCTGTACCTTTGTTTAATTTAAATGACAATGCTTCTTTAGGCGTGCCGTAGCATAGTTCAAAATTACCACCTTCAAATTCGTCAGGGTCATTTAATAAAATTGTTAAGCTTAATTTTCTTGTCAAATGACTTTCCTGATTAATAGGCATAGTTCCAAACATAGTATCTACGTGATAGTCATAATAATCTTCGTTATTATACACAGTATATTGATATTTTTCAAATCCTAATAGATCGAATTGAAAAAACATATCATTGGTCAGTTCCACCATATGCAAAATTCTATCAAAGATCCATGAATTTTGATCTGTTTTATGATGGAAAGAGCTAGAGCTCTTTCTAATACTTTGATCAAATTCTGATTCGGATCCAACCTGTGATTGGAACACGCCCAATTGATCATGAGATGTTATTATAGAATCTAACTGTTCGTCAGTAAAACAATTGTGCCATACTGTGTAAGGCTGTGCAATTGATCTAACAAAATGTGGTGAAGATGTTAATTTCATACACTCCACACAGATGTATCCAAGTTACTCAGGCCTAGATATATATTTTTTTGTTGCGGATGTTCTAAATTATAAGGATTACGCCTTTTAAAAGAACTTGATTTAATCCTATCTAAAATTTTATTCACTTTAGCTTGATCACTGGCTGGAACTTCTAAGTATTCTATTAATGAATTTCTGTTAACAGTTCGTTCAAGCTGACATAATTTTAAAAGTACGATGTCAAATTCCAAATAACTAAAACCAAATTGATCCTCGTCACCATTACTAATACCCAGGCCATCTGTGGGGGTTGCAAAAACAGTGCTTTCAGGTACTCCATAAAGTTCAGCTAATTTAGGAACTTCCCAACTCTTATTAAGACTTTGAATAGGTGCTAAGTCTCCTACATCGCCATGCAAGGTCCAGAACCCTGCGGCTAGCTCACTAAAATTGTCTGTACTACCCACTAAACCACGATTCATACTGGCGATATTATAAAGAGTAATCATACGACTGCGAACTCGTAGATTACCGCGACGAATTGAGTTTTGTGGTTCATCTATAGTAAGATCATAATCACGCACACTTGCCAGCAAGTTCTCAAATTGCTCCGTCAAGTCTATGTGCATGTGATCCAATCTTAAAGATTTACAAGCTTCTATTCCCCTATCGGTTTCTTCTTTTTTCTGATGAATGGGCATAGTGACACCAGTTACACTCCAGCCCGCTGTTTTAAATAAAGCGGCTGTTAAAGCACTGTCGACTCCGCCGCTCATACCAACTACTGCATTATGAATATTATATTTTTTTCCATAAGAAATCAATCCACTGATTAGTTTCTTACCTGTATCTTCAAGTTGATTTAAATCTGTGTAAACCTGCTCATCAATTAACTGTTCCAATGAACTTTCAAACCAATTAGTCAAAGGCCCGATATTTTCCTGCCTGCTATATCGCAAAATTTCTTGTTTGAGTGTCATAAATCCTCGATGGTTATACATTAATTATCTATTAGAAATTATAGTCAAAAAAATAGACCCCGAAGGGTCTATTTTAAGGATTACTCAGTTTTAACAACATCATTGTGTATTCTTCAGGGTTCCTAGGTTGCTGATAACTATCGTGACTGATTTTGTCATAACAGTCCGAACAAAACTGTCCGCTTATACCAAAATAACCCCGAAGGAACCACCATTGACCGTTGTAAGTTTCCTTGTCTGTATCACAATTAGTGCAGGGTGTACGCATGATAACTCCTTACATTGTAGGGCCGTTGCCGTTCCTAAAACCTATTGACCCACCTTCTGCTTCGATGCGCTTTAACACATCTTCAAATAAGATAGGAGCAAAGTCCGGTGTCTGCTCAACGCAAACACAATGATAACGGACATCGTTTACATCACTGTATAAAATTTCTCCTGTCCTAGCATCAACGCCACGGGCCTTCTTAACACGGTTAGCATGAGTGTGTCCGTGGATGTTAACGCCGAAACGTCCCAACGAATCGCTGTGTACAGGAATATGACTTAAGATCATTCCGTTCATAACATGGTATGCTCGTAATTCTCTAAAGTACTGTCTGTACTCGTCATCACGGAAGATGTCGTGGTTACCGCGGATTAATACTTTGTCACCGTTTAATCGAGATAACGTGGCCAATGCCTTGCGGTTAATAACAACATCTCCTAAATGATAAACTTTGTCCGTAGGCTTGACACGTTCGTTCCAAGCTTTGACCATAGCTTCATCCATTTCCTCGGGACTGTCCCAAGGACGCAACTTAGTCACACCATCATTGCGTGTGAAGCGACATACGCCCGTGTGTCCGAAGTGCGTGTCGCTGACTAAAAATACACTAGGCATATATCGCTCCTTTCATTTAAGTATTTAAAAGAATATTATAACATTTTGGTGAATTTTAATCAACCTGAATTTTTAATAAGATACATGGTCACTTCCGGTCCATCTAGTAACACTAAATCATTGGGATATTTGTTACTAGGTCCCCATCCACTTTTTCCCAATCGTTCAACCCCGACCATTTTTGGATTAAGCTTTTTGACTATACCAATAATCAATGTGTTACTGGCCGGATATGCGACACAGTCTCCCACATTAAGCAAACGTCCTAGCTTGTCTCGATGTTCGGGCACTTCCTTAGACATAGCGTATTTCCGTAAAGCCTTCTTCCCATGTAGGCGCTTCGTAGTTATTGATCATAGCACGAATAACATTGTCTGGGATATTTTTTCCAGGACGGTTGGCCAAGCGACGAGCAAGTTCATCTTCCTTGGGTGTTTTAAAAACCACGGCAATATGTACGTAATCCGGCAACATATTAAACTTACGAGCACGACTCTTAATCGTAGTACTGGTCTGATCCCAGATAATGTCGCGACCCAGGTCTCGAGCTGCTGTTATTTCTTTGGCCATTAAATCAACTGCCATTGGCATAAATGACTCAAATACTTCAGAATAAGTAAGACCTACTTCCTTGGCATAAATTTCCACCCATTTATCGGTGCTAATGTATGCACACGGTACTGCCCAACTTTGCTGATTTACCCAAGTAGTTTTTCCGCTGGCTGGAACACCAATCAATTGATAGCACTTTGCCATTACCAATTCTCCACACTTGACACAGTTACTTCAAAATCGCCACCGACATTGTTAACGGTGGTTCTAAATACCATAGTGGTATGAGATCCAATTCCCGAACTATTATCCTGTTTAACTTCCACAATGTCAACTTCTGGAAAGCTTTTAAGAATTTCTAACATTTTTTCTAAATCTTCTTTGTGCAAATACATTAAATATCTCCTTCAAGGCGAGGGGGCACCCAAATTTTCTTGTTACCTAACTCGTCGTATTCAAACGGCACACCATTTACAGTATACGGTTCGTTTTCATCATAAGTCCATCCCAATGCCTTCATCATTCGGTGCTTGACTAGTAGGTTAGGACTGCGAAAGACTTCGGTGTCGTCGAAACCCATCATAACTCCGACTTCGCAGACTGCACCACTGCGGCAAACACCTGCCACACAATGTACAATTACATTCATACGATTTGCTAATGCATGTTGCAGTAAACGAACGAGCTCTGCGGCTTGTTCATGACTACACCTCATCGCTTCATCCAGTGCAAAATCTTTTTCCTCAATGTCTAAAAATTGGAATTGATGCACTTCTTTAAATGTGTACTTGGGAGTAGGAAAGTCGCCGGGTGGATCCACGATTTGAATCAACATGGCGTTCTCACCAGGATTAATATGAAATCCTTTTTTAATGTCGCTTAATGCAACGTTTTGAATCCAAGGCATAGATATTCCTTATTTTACAGGACCTACGTAATCTGCACGGACATACCAGTCCGGCGCTTCTTTCAGGTTGTTGTGTTTAGTGTTATAATCAATGGCTGCTTGGCGAGCTTCTGACTCGTTATCAAAGTACCAAGTATCCAATGCTTCTGTCCCCAACCACGTTCGTATTCGGTCAGTTCAACTTTGAAAGCAACAACAATGGGATTCGAGATCCTGGGCATCTTAGACTCCTTTCTAGTGAGTCTTTAGTATAGCATTATTGATGGAAAAGTCAATCAAACTAGTGTTGTATAAAAACAACAAAAAGATAGTTCTTTTGTGTGTCAGGAAGAACTATCAAAACCCCGCGGACAGCAGCCCATCCCACGTTTCGCTCCGGCGGACGCTGAATAAAAAAAGCCCACCGAAGCGGGCTGTGTGGGTCAGCGATTAAATCGCATATCGATCCACCATTACGGTCTTCAACATGATTGCTTCTGGGGAGAAGTCATCCATGTTGCCACTCAAGATTCCTTTTGCTACAGCTGGGCTGAAGCCAGAAACCAGAGCAGTTCCACTCTTGTCAAATTTGACAGGAGTGTTACCGTATGCGGCATTCAAGTTCCAGAACACTACACGAGGAAGGGCATAGCCAGCTTCCACATACTTGCGTTCCATCATCTTGATAGCAGATTCATCTTTACCGTCAACAGCTCCGTCGAACTGCATGTCGGAGAAGATTACAAGAGTTTCAGGCATTTCTGCTTGAGGAACCTTGTTCTGCACCGCAGTCTTAAGGACTAGATCAAACGCCGCGTTCAAGTTGGTGTTAGCAACTTCACCAGTGTTCATCTGATCAATCTTTTGATTGATGTTACCCTTAAGGTTGACCAACTTAGGAGTGCGGCTGAATGTTAGAAAACAGTCAGCGAATTTACCTTTGTTTTTGTCTGCAAAATACAATCCCAATGAGATTGCAACTTCCAAACAAGTCAATCCACTCTTTGAAGAATGACCACCTGCTGGGCAAGTCATTGACCCTGAACTGTCAACCATTGGCAACACATTAGCGTCACCGATGAAATTTGGCAGAGCATCCCATTGGGCTTGCAATGCATCCAATTCAGTCTTAGTCATAGTCTTGCGACTCCAGCTACTGATAGCACCCTTCAACACATCGTAAGGGAATACTGCACCAGCGTTAATTTTAACGCCAGCTTCACCCTTGACCAACTTAGTTACATATTCTGCATAAGTTGTGCCATGACGACCAAAAGCCTTCTTGTACCGTGCATGTGCCACTGAAGGAACATGACTATAGTTAATGTTATCCCAATCATTAGAACACATCTGTGTTTCAACAACATTGGTCAACGTAACAAGGCTCTTACGATATTGCTTTGGAGTCATACCAAAGAATTCACGGATTTCACGTGCAACGTCGCCTTTACGTGGTGTCCACTTTGCAGCCAATCCATTACGATTACGCAATGCATCGCCTAACATAGTGTATGCCTGTGTCTTAAGCGGTTTAGTGCTAAACACAAACAAGTCATCATAGCGGCCCAATTCAGGAATCTTAACCAAAAGACGGCTAGCATCTTCCGGATTAGCTTTTTCCAAGTAAGCGAGAATATCTCGAAAGACTTGGCGCTCGCCAGACCCACCACGTGCATCACGTGCCCATTGGGCAATACGCAATGCCAGATCGGAGTTTTCTACGTAAGCCGCCGTGAAAGCGGGAACAATATTCTTACCACGGCTTGCACCGATGTTATAGAACAAATCAACACATGCGTTTGCGGTTGACTTGCGAGCCTTCATACCATTGGTGGTACGAGTTTTTTGATTCATTACTGCTTCTGCGAATTGCATAGTACTCTCCTTTCTTTGATTTTATGCAACAGGATGCTCTTTTGGTTTCATTTATGATTGAAATTTTAAAGTTGCTGAATGCATCCTAAAAATGTATTATATACGTTTTTTAATTTAATGTAAATTGATTTTGGATAAACAGGATGTTCGTAGCAGTTTTTTTATTTTCTGGTCTGACCGATTATGCTACTCAGACCCTACCAACAATTCATGTTGCCTAGTTAGTAATTGTGTCTGCTACTAACAACATAGAATGTCTTTCCATTCTGTCATCCATTCCTTGAATGCCTATTTCTAGGACAGTATTTCTACTGTGTCCTGCGACCACTTTCTATGGTAATTACGTCAGAGTTTATTTTAAAGTGCTGAACACATCCTAATAATATAATAGCAGGCTAGTTTTCTACTTTTTGATTTTAGTGAGAAATCGAAACTCACCTGGTGAACTTGAAGTTATCTCTATTCACCTGTCCATGTAATGGTTACTTGCTGAACCTAGCCTTTAAATCTTATTGTAGAATGATTATACAATAAGTAAGGAAATACGTCAATAATTTTTGATAAAATTAAACGTTATCGACTATTTGAAAACTATCAATTGCATTGCCGAATTGATTTGCGCCAGCGACTGCAAATATTTCGTAAGCTTCGGCCGCGGCCTGATCTAACCAAACTCTGGTAAATCTTGAAATATATCGAGTGGGGTACTCTATCGTAACAATTTCATGAACCAGATTCCCGTCTGTTTTTCCTTCAGCTGCCCAAATTGCCATTTGAGCTTGAGCTTCTTGAAGCCTTGCGTCATAGTCCGATCCCCAATGATCTTCCACGTCAACAATTGTTTTTTTAGTATATACTGGCATAATAATATTCCATGTTTATTATAAAATATTTATCCATATTTATAATCATTTGGTGTCCAGTACTGGGATCGAACCAGTGACCTCTACCGTGTCAAGGTAGCGTTCATACCGCTGAACTAACCGGACAATAACAGGATACCTTCGTTTGACGAATGCTCTACCTAATGAGCTAAATTGGCATGAAGCCAACTGTTGGAATCGAACCAACTACCTATCGTTTATGATAGTTTTGCTGTATGTATCCTAAAAATCTGGCCCGGCGTACAGGAATCGAACCTGTATTTATAGCTTAGAAGGCTACTGTTCTATCCATTGAACTAACGCCAGTTAATTTATTATATTAAAACTAAGTATTTTTGTCAATTATAAATCTGTGAATTTTGGGATTTATTAAATAATAAATCTATTAAACTTACAAATCGATGCCATCTTCCTTTTACCCGCATTTCATTGATTCTGTCAGTTATTCTGACATCTGCGTCGTAGACGGTATACAAGGTTCGTTCATTAAAAATATGATTAAAAGTTTTTTGTAAAAATTCAAAATGTTCCAACACTGTTGGGTGGCCATCTTCAAACTTGTCATAAAACTTATCTTTATCTAAAGCAAATTTTAATCCTAAATCATTATTCCAAAGAACTTCTACAAAACTCGGATATATTTTATCTAAATATGTTCGATACATATCTAATATTTTTTTATCAAAATCTTCCCTTACATTTGGATTCCATTGATTTAAACAATTAAATTCCATGAGTTTAAAAAAATGATATTGACAGTTTCTTAAACTTAATAGATCGGCTGTTGATTTAATAAAAGCCAAGTCTCTGATTAAATAGCCTGTTGGATCTGCGTACTTAACAACAAAATCGCTGCCGTAAAAATCTTGTGTGTATATGTTACCTGGAGTAATCCATTTATCCTTAATAAATCTGTCTTCTCTAGTAATGTTACTCCATGCCACAATAACTAAGTCATCTTTATTAAATTTATGAACTGCATCGGCCTGATTTAAAGTATTAAAAATATATTGATTACCTGCACCAATTTTACCGTAATTATAAAAAGGTATATTTAAATCACAGGCTATAATATTAGCCCAAGTTGGCCAATAATAATTGGTAAAACTACACCCAAACGTAAACAATCGTTTAGGTGTGTGTTCGATTAACTTGTGCATAGAACTATACTTATAGCATGGTCCCGCCACCAGGAATCGAACCTGGATTTGAGTCTTAGGAGGACCCCGTTCTATCCATTGAACTACAGCGAGTGTGGTGCTCTTACCAAGAATCGAACTTGAAATACATCCTTACCAAGGATGCGTTATGCCATTTAACTATAAGAGCTCACTGTTTAGTTTTTAATGGAACCAAACTATCTTTACGCATTAAAACCATGCGATAGCTGCCCGGTTTATGTACTGTTAAGTAGCTAACGCCGTCAATCAATTTAATTTTTTTGGTATCCTCGCAGATCCATTGTTCATTATTGAACGAATTTTTAAATGTAATAGGTCTTGCTTGCATTTTTGATCCTCCAATATAAAATATTTATTGGTACCACGAACTGGACTCGAACCAGTAACACACGAATTTTCAGTCCGCTGCTCTACCATTGGAGCTACCGTGGCATAAAACTACTTAGGGGTGACTAACGGGGCTCGAACCCGTACTACCAGAGTCACAGTCTAGGTTGCTACCATTACAACATAGTCACACCTAAAAAGTCTTAGTAAACAAAATTTTTGTCTTTAAAAAATTCCTTACAAGTTTCAAAGTCTGCTTCAAATCTTAGATTAAACCATATCCTTGTATCGGGATTAATAATCCTATGTTTTTTTTGAATATTTAAAATCCAAGCTGTGTCTTTTATACTCGAATAACTTTCTTCAACATTTAAATCTTTGCAGTAAGTAATGCTATTTGTAGTTTCTAAAAAATAATTCAATCCTGTATTTTGACCAGGTTGATCTCTGTGCTCTGCACCATCTCCTATTAGTTTATTGAGAGTTATAAAAGTAGGTTTAATAGGAGCCACATCTTTCATAAATGAATCGAGCCAAGGAGTTAACTTTGTTATCAACGGGCCATTCATATTATACCAATAACTGCTACCATTAGTAACATGTGCTATAGTACCAGCACTACCAAATTCATAATGATGCCCGTAATCACTGTATTTGTAACTTTTTGTTATTTTATCAGAATTCGATCTTACCATCTCTATAGCATGATTGAGAGTAGAAATTACTCTAGTCCAATCTTGATTAAATTTTAAATTGATCTGCTGAGTTAATAAATTATCCATTACTGATACCCTATGACATACTACTCTAAATCTTTATACGCATCAGGCTGGTGTTCTCTAGGATCCATTTTACTAAGCCATTTAGTTTTAGGGCACCATGCATGAGCTAGCTTAACTTTAACTGGCATAAAGCAATTGCATTCTTTACATAATCTTGCCGCAGTAAAACTATCACAGGCTTTACAGATATTGTATCTTTCTTGTGCTATTTCTTTTTTGGCAATAAGAGGAATCATCGTTAACCTTACTAAAGTAATATATTATAAAACAGGATGCATTTTTAGTCAAATTTACAGTTTGATTGTTTTAAATTGCTGTCTGCATCCTAAAATTTGGTGGAGCCCCAGGGATTCGAACCCCGATCTCGTCCTTATGAATGGAATGAATTGGCTGCTGTATTGTATCCTTGTCAGGATCACTTTCTACGTGTGCTACCATTACACCAAGGCTCCGTTAAGTTGGTACCGCCATAAGGAATCGAACCTCAATCCCCGGGTTCGTAGCCCAGTGCATTATCCATTATACGATGGCGGTATTATTTTTAATATACGTTGTTGTATTGAAATGTAACATCGTTGGTTACATGTTTTTTCATTAGTTGTTGAAAATCTTCGAACTTTTCTGCTTTAGGAGCACAATAACCACAAATACACCTAGATTTTATACACTGCACTACAGGTATTTCATCTTTTTCTAATAGATTGTCCAAATCAGATAAAATTTTACTATAGTTTTGCAAATTACCTATAGGTTCGAAATCTGAATTTAAATTAATTCTACAATCTCTGTTAAAGTAGACATTTCCGTTAACTTGTTTAATAAACAAAAAATACCAATTTACACTACAGTACCATTTTTCAAATCCAGCAGCTGGCAGAAAAGACATTGGAGACTTTAAATCTCCATTGCTACATAAACTTCTGCCACCGCAACAACTTCGACCAATGGCAGAAACATCTACCGAATTATTGTCCGAAGGTAACATTGCTTGCTGTAACTTTTCCTTGCCACTGATCGTTGCAGTGCGAGATTGATGATAGTTTTTTAAATATTCAAATTGGTCACCGTTATACTGCCATCTTTTAATTATCGATGAGATTTTGTCATTTACTTTAACTACATATTTTATGTTGTGCTCTTTACAAAATTCTATTGCTTGGCAACTTATATCCCAAAATGCAGGATTGTTGTGCATTACAAAAACAACTTTTTGTCTGCGACCAATGGATTTATTATACAAGATATTATCTAGCACTTGTTGTCTTTGTTTTGGCAAAGCTGTTGCATGAAAACTTATAGTAAATTCGTCTATTAGATCAGTTACCGCAGACCATAATGATTTTCCAGCAACTGCATTTGTTGTGCAAGTAATAGTCACAGGCCACTTATCTTTAAAAGATTCGTGTTTTTGTCTTGCTGCTTTTAATATCGTTACTATGTCTGGATGAAAAATACTTTCACCACCATACACATTTAACACAACCATACGTTGCCATTCGGGTTTTTTATTCATGTATTTGTCTGCATATGCATACATAAAATCAATAGTTTTCAAACAATCCTCAAGGGGAGGATGCTCTGTACTATTGTCATGACCACCAGATTCTACACCAGTGTAGCAATAATCGCAATCTAAGTTACATTTCATTGTAAGTTCCCAGTCTAATAGAAATGCAGGTCTATTAGAAGGATTGATTGCTGGCTCTATACTGATAATTTTATTATTCATATCTTAAGAATACTTATCCTGTAACAGAATAAGATATTTATATTGGTACCCTCGGTGGGATTCGAACCCACACTTCACTCCTTTTGAGAGAGCTGACTTTACCAATTTGTCCATAAGGGCATTGGCCGGTCCTGCAGGAGTCGAACCCACGACTTCTGTTTCGAAGACAGAGATGATATCCATTTCACCAAGGACCGACAAAGATGGGGAGCCCAACTATCCTCCTGGGAGGACTCGCTGGATTGTCTCGAATAGTCAAGTCTAAGACCACACTTCAACCACTCTGCTGTAGTCGCATAAGTGAGTCCTTATGCTAGGTTGGGTGGGACTCTAAACTATCGTCTATCCCGCTAACTGGCAGGGGCAGTAGGGATCGAACCTACGCTCTCAGAGTCAAAGTCTGATATGCTACCATTACATAATGCCCCAATAAATTTGGTAGAAGCGGTGGGACTCGAACCCACGATAAACACCGTATGAAGGTGGCGCATTAGCCGCTATGCTACGCTTCTATTAAATAACAGGAT